GGAAGATGCCAATAAGTATTGAAGTCAAGCGCAGAAAGGGTGAGCTTAAGACCGTGTATGGTTACATTGAGCAAGCCTCTAAGCATGGTAAAGGAGAGCCTGTAGTTTTCTTTCGTTCAGATAGAAAGCCTTGGGTTGTCATGATAGGCATGGATCACTATGCTGAACTCCTTCGGAACTGGAAGAAAGAATAACTATGACAATAAAAATATGGGACATACTTGCTGGGCCTATCCTCATATCAGACAGTGATGATCCTGATGAGTACCCTGAAGAATGTCAAGAGCTATTGATCTGTAAGGCAGAGGTTGATGGTAAGATAGAGACAATACAATACTGGTTTGAAAACCCCGGTGATTCTAATGAGTGGGTTCAACATTTCAGTACAAGTATTGAACCACTTGAAGTAAATTCTTGGGGTATGTATGATGCATAGCTTGACTTTACTTTTAGTTTCAGTATAACTAGGAGTTTCCGATATGGAATACGAGATTATATTGAGCGTAAAGATAGACCCATCAGCTAACTACTTAGAGGTTGATGACAATGAAAGCTCTAGGGTAGTCTTAGAGAAGGTACAGGATATTCTGTATGAAGTAGATGAACTTACACTAGAAAAGATTGAGGTAACACGCCGTGACTAAAGTAACTCTTGATGATATTGAGTATGACAGTAAAGACTTTGATGACAACCAGAACGAAACACTTAGAGAATTAATGCATAACAACAGTATTAAAGTAGACCTTGAGTATCAATTAGCTAGCTTAGGTATAGTTGCGGAACTACTAATGACTAGGCTTAAAAAATCTTTAACTGCGGAGAAAACTGATGATGACTAAGGATGATATGAAAGCCTTTGATGCCTACAGTAAGTGGGTTGAGGGTAAGATTATTACTGATCCTAAAGACAGGCTAGTAGAGAATACACTAGGTCTTATGGGTGAGGCTGGTGAAGTTGCTGAGAAGATTAAGAAACGTATCAGGGACAACACTAAGGTAGAGCCTGAAGAGATTGTCAAAGAACTTGGTGATGTTATCTTCTATGCAACTGCCTTGTCTAACTTCTACGGTGCAAGCTTAGGTGTTACTATTGCTGAGAACATGATGAAGCTTGACGGTAGAGAAGCACGTGGAACCTTAAAGGGTAGCGGGGATAGCCGTTGAATAACATTAAGAAACGTGCCACTGAGTTAATGAAGCCTATTGAAACACAGATCATGATGTGTGACAGTAGGGAAGAGACATTATTGTTTGCCTGTGTGATGCTTGAGAAAGTAAAGAGTCTTCTTGAAGCACATCTAGGTAAGGCTGGACGAAGACAAATTTTTATATTGCGTGATGAAGGGAATAGACATGAATAACAACTACCTACCAACGGACTACCAGACTTTTATTGCAACCAGTCGGTATGCCCGTTGGCTTGAGGATGAAGGGCGCCGAGAGACATGGGGTGAAACTGTAGAAAGATACCTGCAGAATGTTGCTAAGACATGGCTCAAGCCAGTTGACCTTGAAGAAATACGTAACTCAATCCTTAGCCTTGAGGTCATGCCTAGTATGCGGTCACTAATGACTGCGGGTAAGGCAGCAGAGCGTGACAATACCTGTATGTATAACTGCAGCTACCTACCCGTAGATGACCCTAAGTCCTTTGATGAGGCTATGTTCATCCTGCTTTGTGGTACGGGGGTTGGTTTCAGTGTTGAGCGTCAGTTCATCAGTAAGCTCCCTGATGTCCCTCCCCTCTTTGATAGCGACACTACGGTTGTCATTAAGGACAGCAAGGAAGGTTGGGCGAAAGGGTTCAGACAAGTTTTAGCACTCCTATGGGCTGGTGAAATCCCTAAGTGGGATGTTAGTAAGGTACGTCCTGCTGGCGCAAGGCTCAAGACATTTGGTGGTAGAGCCTCTGGTCCTGCACCATTGATTGATCTGTTCATGTTTGCAGCTAACACATTCAAGGCTGCTGAAGGCCGTAGGTTGTCTAGCATTGAGTGTCACGACCTGATGTGTAAGATTGGTGAGGTAGTAGTGGTAGGTGGTGTACGCCGCAGTGCTATGATCTCTCTATCTAATCTGTCTGATGATCGTATGCGTCATGCTAAGTCAGGTAACTGGTGGGAGAATGCAGGGCATCGTGCCTTGGCTAACAACTCAGTGTCCTACTCAGAGAAGCCTGATAGCATTGCTTTCATGCGTGAGTGGACAGCACTGATGGAAAGCGGAAGTGGTGAGCGTGGTATATTTAATAGAGAAGCTTCGGTTAAGCAAGCAGCAAAGAATGGAAGACGAGAGACTTGCTATGAGTTCGGAACCAACCCATGTTCGGAGATCATTCTACGCCCGAATCAGTTCTGTAATCTCTCAGAGGTTGTCATCCGTGCGACAGATGGTCTGGAAGACATTGCAAGAAAAGTCCGTGTTGCAACTATACTTGGAACAATTCAATCCACCTACACCCACTTCCCATACTTGCGAAAAGTGTGGCAGTCTAATACAGCAGCAGAACGTTTGCTTGGTGTGTCACTCACAGGGATAATGGATAACCCTCTGATGACTATGGACAACGAAGGACTGGCTGATACATTGGAGTACTTAAAAGATGTTGCTGTCTCTACTAATGCTGAGTGGGCTAATCGCCTTGGTATACCTGTCGCAACTGCTATTAGTTGCGTTAAGCCCAGTGGAACTGTCTCACAGTTGGTGGATAGTGCGTCTGGGATTCATGCTCGTCACTCTCCTTATTACATACGAACTGTACGAGGTGATAACAAAGACCCTCTGACACAGTTCATGATTGATCAGGGTATCCCTAGCGAGGCTGACGTTATGAAGCCTGACCAGACTACAGTGTTCAGCTTCCCCATGAAGTCACCCGATGGTGCTATTCATACCGCTGACATGACTGCACTAGAGCAGCTAGAGATGTGGCTGATGTATCAGCGTCATTGGTGTGAGCATAAGCCTAGCGTGACGATCAATGTCAAGGCAGACGAATGGTTTGAGGTAGGTGCCTTTGTGTATAAACACTTTGATGAGATGTCAGGTGTGTCGTTCTTACCCTTCAATGAGCACACGTATCAACAGGCACCATATCAAGACGTAGATATTACAACATACAGAAATCTTAAATCTCTGATGCCTTTGTCTATTGACTGGACTAAGCTATCATCCTACGAGGTGGAAGATAATACATCAGGTATGCAGACTATGGCATGTACTGGTGATGTGTGTGAGATGGTGGACATTACGTAACCGGGGGGTCTTCCTGAGCAAGAAGCAAACTGCTCACAACAGAGGAGTAATATTATGTATGTATACTTAGTAGTACTAATGCTTAATGGTTTGTATTCAGTTCAGGCACCTAACATGGTGTTCCCTGATAAGGATACTTGTGAACGAGTCAGAGCAATCAACACCAAGAAACTTAGGGACAAAAGTCCTACACCAAATGCAAAGTACTATGCTATTTGTGTGCAGATACCAAAGGATATAGACGCTTAATGCAACTAGAACTATTTGAAGCTGTCAAAACTGTCTGTGAGAATGGCCTTGAATGTAATAACTGTGGTGTTGTACAACCTGTAGAAAACTTTCAACACATGGTATCAGGTGAGATAAAAAGAAAGTGTAGGAGTTGCGCACGTAATCAATCTAGGTTAATCAAACATCTAAAGACACTGCATCCGTACCCTGATGAGGGCTATACCTGTCCCATCTGTGATCGTACTATAGAAGACATAGCTAGAAAAGGCCAGAAGATGTTACGGTCTTGGGTCTTAGATCATTGTCATGAGACAGAAACCTATAGGGGTTGGGTGTGCTTTAACTGTAACACAGGACTAGGCGCCTTCAAGGATGACTTGCAGAAGGTTAGTAATGCCTGTAAGTATCTTGAACAACATGAAGCTAATCTAAATAAAGGAACTAATACTAATGACTAAGTGGACAGTACCAAGCAGCGGAGATTTTTTTGGTATGGCTGAGGAGTTTGAGAAAGAGATGAACAAAGACAATTTTATTGATGAATGTTTTGACCCAGTAACTAAGCCTTTACATTACAACACAGGTGGTGTAGAATGTATTGACTACATCAAGCAAATCTTAGGCACTGAGGGTTTCATTGCGTACTGTCATGGTAATATGATTAAGTATCAACACCGTCACAGATACAAGAACAACCCTGTTGAGGACATGGACAAAGCTAACTGGTACATGCAGAAGATGCGTGAAGCAATGAAGGAGATTCACAAGTGAAGCCATACGATCAGGGTAAGGAAGCCTTCAAGTCAGGTAAGCTAGGCAATCCTTATGGTACTAACACACGGCCTAACAAAGATTGGGAGTTCGGTTTCAACACTGAGTATTTCAAGAACTTAGAAAAGATAGTAGAGCATGACCAAGCCAATCAATCTTGAACAGGAAGCCAAGAAGTATACTCGTAAGAAACGTAACCCCAACATGATAAAACCCCTGACCGCCCGGAGGTACCTAGCAGGACAAGCACTTGCTGGAATACTTTCGGGTGGAAGAGGGGCTTTAAA